TCGCAAGGGGCTGGAGTACGAGCGGGCTTACGGAGGGTCCGCGATCTACGTCGGGGCAGTGGATGGGCAAGACCCGGCGGAACCTCTCCAGGTCAGCAGCCTGCGCGCGATACGTCACCTGACGGTCTTTGAGCGGCGCCAACTAACCGCTGTATCGTACCAAGAAAACCCGCTCCTGCCCGACTACGGCAAGCCCTGGCTATACGAAGTGCAGTCCTTTTCCGGGGTCGGCACGGGCCAGCGGGTGCATGCATCACGGCTCATCGTGTTTCCTGGCCGACGAGTGACAGACCGCAACCCGACGGCAAACGATGGGTGGGGAGAGTCGGTGTTGTCGCTGGTCTGGGATGTGCTGAGGATTTTCAATCAGTCCTTCGGCGGCGTCGGCTACACGATGATGGATTTTTCCGTCGCCATTATGAAGGTACGGGGGCTTGCCGCTATCGTGGCGGCAAACAATCCCGAGGCGGTAGCGACGCGAGCGCAGGCCATCGAGCTTGGCCGGTCGATTGCAAAGACGATTTTGCTTGACACCGAGGAAGAGTACGAGCGCAAGACCACGAACCTATCGGGTGTTTCCGACGTGCTGTCTCAGGTATCGACGCGGCTGGCAGCAGCGGCTCGGATGCCGATCAGCAAACTGTTCGGGCAATCTGCGAGCGGACTCAACGCAACCGGCGAAGGTGACGCGCGCAACTGGTACGACGCGGTCAAAGCGTACCAAGCGGACAGCGTCAGGCCGGCCTATGAGCGGATGCTGCGACTGATCTTCGCTGCCAAAGCCGGCCCAACAAAAGGCATCGAGCCCGAAAACTGGGCTCTCAAGTTTCCGGCGCTGTGGCAACCGACGGCCAAAGAGCAGGCGGAGACACGCAAGATCGTTGCTGAGACTGACGCGATCAACTATGACATGGGCCTCGTTACGTCGGCGGAACTGCGTAACGCTCGGTTTGGCGGCGAGGAGTACAGCGCTGAGACTGAGATCGACGACACGCTAGACCCTGCGCAGACTGCTTTGCTTGCGGGACAAGCCGAGAAAGGCCTAGCCAATGCCGCAGCGCTCGCGCCGACTCCCTAGGGTTGCCCGACCCGACCGGATTGCAGCCGAGTATCTGGCCGCGCTGCGGTCTGCGCTGCGCCCGCTGCTCGACCTGCTCAAAGAGTTTGCACAGGACGCCGAGCGTGAGTGGCCCAAGCCCGAAGCTGACAACGTGCGGACCGACAACGATCGGGACGTTGCTCGGCTGGTCAAGCGCACCGCTGACAAACTGGCGCGCGCTGTCAGAGCCGAGTCTATAACCCCAATTGCCACCAAGTACGCGGCGGCAACCTCTGACTTCCAGCGGGCGCAGCTGGCCAAGCAAGCGCGCGCTGCTGTCGGGGTAGACGTGCGCAAGCTGTCGGGCATTGACCGCGCAGTGCCAGCGCAGCTCGAGCAGTTTGCCAAGGTCAACGCGCAGCTGATCACCGGGCTTGGAGCGCGACTGGCCGAGGACATCGCGGATATTGTCGAGGAAGGAACGGTGGCAGGCTCGCGCTGGGAGACGGTTGCAAAGCGGCTCACGCATGCGGGGCTAGTCACTGAGAGCAGGGCAGCTCTGATTGCTCGCGACCAGGTGGGCAAGCTCTTTGGCGACATCAACAAGCAGCGACAGGTCAATCTTGGAGTGACCCGCTACGTGTGGCGCACGGTGCGCGATAACCGGGTACGGGAAGAGCACGAGGCACTTGATGGTGACTCGATAGCATGGGATTCGCCACCGGCTGAGGGACATCCCGGTGATGCCGTCAACTGCCGCTGCTACGCCGACCCGGATTTCTCCGATCTGCTGGGCTGACATTTTTGTCATAGCACCACGACATTTTTGTCATAGCCGCTTGACATGTTGGCGAGACGCTTGCCAAAGTGTCACTCATGTCAGCCTTCGTGCCAATCGGTCACACGGTTACGATTCCGGCGGTCAACACTGAGCCGACGATGGCTGCTGGCGCTGTCGTCACTCTCGACGGCAGTGGCAACGTGCTCGAAATCGAGGGTGAGACGGACGGCACTGGCACCAATCAGGTGTTCTTACTACGCCGTCGAGTGCTCGACTCGGGCGTGTTTCGGTACGTGCCTTTTGCACCCGACAAGCCGATCGTAGGCGAGCTGACAGGCGCCGGCATCTATCGCTTTTGGGACCGGCTGATCCTCGGTGAGGTAGCGCAGGGGGAAAAGATCTGCCTCTACAACCCTGCCGGCGGCCCTGTCCTGAGCAACTGCAATGTGCGGCTGGTGAGGGCGTAATGGCCGACCGCTATCCGCAAGAGCGAAACCGCAAACAGACCGTGGTCCTGGCTGATCAGGTGCCAACCCCTGGTCTAGTTGGTCCGTGGTCGCCGATGCCTACCACGGTCGAGGAAGCTCTCAACCAATTGGTAGTTGCGACTGCTCCGGTTTTGCTGGCGGTCCTTGGGCCCGACGTAACCGGCGGCGGATTTGGGGCGGCGTCTTGGGCGCCTGGCAACTGGATCGGGACCAACTCGGTCGCAAGCTTTGCTGCTCTCGCAAGTCCCGATCTGGTCGGCGGATATGTTGCCCAGACCAATGAGGTGATTGAGCAAATCACCGTGTCAGCGGCCACGGGTCCTAGCGCGGCAAGCACCCTGTGGATCTGGGTGCGACCAGCGGGCGGAGTGTTTGCCGATGTGCTTCACGCGATTCCGATCGGTCTCGGCGCCAAAGAGACCTACCACACGACCCCGCTTGCTCTGTCGCAGGGCGATGCCGTCGCGTTTTACCTCGATATCGCCGACCCGATTTGGTCGGTCTTTGGTGGCGCAATCACCATCACTGGGCTTAGGAGGCCATCTTGATCGCTCGTCGCATAGGTAGTCTCAACGTCGTCAAAGCAGACCCGGCAGTCGCTGCGGCAATCAACGCAGGCCAGCCACTGCAAATCACGAACATCGCGACCGGGAGCCAAGACCTCCTAGTTAAGCTGTGCGTTGACGGTGCGCGCCCTGAGTTGATCGCGACGCAAGCGGTAGACCCAGGCGGGACTGGCTACGGGCAGGCTGTCCCGCGCAACTCACCGTCATCGCTTGTACTGCTTGGCGGGGCTGTCGTCGCTGGCGACCTGCTCAAAGTGTCGAGCGGGAAGTTCGTCAAGTGCGGTGTTGGTGATCAGGGTTGGCTGCGCGCTCTCCAAACGGGCGCCGCCAACGACCACGTCAACGCTGAGCCGGCGGACAAGGTGGCATAGTGGGAGTGCTCAGATACGACAAAGCGAGCCCTCTTGGTAAGCCTGTGCGCTTGCCAAACGGCTTTGTGCGCGCGGACGGGTACTTGACCCGCGCCGGCATCTTTGTCTATCGCGACGCCAAGGGCAACACGGTGCGCGAACTCCGCCCGCCCGAAGAGGTCATGCACCCGGACGCGCTGGCCAGTTTCGCTCTTGTGCCTGTCACAAACGAGCATCCGCCCGAGCTGCTGACCGCTGACAACGCGAAGAAGTACGCGGTCGGGAGCGTGTCTGAATCGGTTGCTCCCGAGGGTGACAAGGTGCGGGCGACGCTGATGATCACCGACGCTGACGCGATTGCGGCGCTCGACTCAGGGAGGTCTGAGCTGTCGTGCGGGTACACGGCTGATGTGGTGATTGAGCCCGGCACCTGGCAGGGCCAGCGCTACGACGCCAAGCAAACCAATATCCGGGGCAATCACGTCGCCCTGGTAGATGCGGGTCGAGCTGGCCCGCTGTGCGCTTTACGAATGGACGCAGCCGAAGGTGCTGCTCAGGAGATCCAAATGGACCCAGTGATGATCGAGGTGGGTGGAGCGACGTACGGCGTCCCGCCCGAGATGGCTGATGAGCTGATCAAGATGCTCGAAAGCAAGGGGATCAAGCCCCAGATGGCCGACGCCAAGCCAGCGCCGGAAGAGATGGCTGCGGTCAAGGCCGATGCGCAGCGCAGGATCGATCAACTGCAAGCCAAGCTCGACGGACTGCAAAGCGCCGCATCAGCAAAGGC